ATACTTTCTTAATTACTGTTGAATCAGATGATGGTTCTAACAATCACGACTTGGCGGCAGGTCCATTTAGTGCAACAGCAGTTCCTACAACAACAAGATTGCAGTATCAGTGTAGAGCACCAGGTACGATTGACACAGGAACAGCAAATAGTGATCCAATACAAGGTTTCATTTATCCAAGACCAGACTCGTTCTTTGTACACAGACCATATGATGGTGGTGTTCAACTAGGAACAGGTGGTCCACAACATGGATCACAAGCAATTAGACAGAGTAAAAAATACATTAGATACCAATCAGGTAAGGGTATCATGTACACAACGGGTGCCTTGTTTGCTCCTTCCTATGATTTGCTTAACGTAACGGCAAGTGGCACTAGCATAGGTTCAACTATTACGTGTACAACTGATGATACAGATCATGGTTTACAAGTAGGTGGTGGTATTAGATTAATAGGTATTAACACTGTTGGGTTTGATGGCGATTATGTTGTATCAGATGTTAACAGTGAAAGAGAATTTGAAGTACTTGCCAAAAGTGCATTAGGTAGCACAACTCCAGAATTAAGTGCAAAGGCACAGGTATCAGTTAAAACCTTCCATGGTGCAACTGTTCGTTCAGGTTGTTTTGATGACCAGAATGGTATTTTCTTTGAATACGATGGTACACAATTTAGTGCGGTCCAAAGAACTGCAACATTACAGTTAGCAGGTGTTGTTGATATTGACGTAGATACCAACAGTGTAACTGGTACAGGTACAAGATTTAGAGAACAATTAAAGACAGGTGATAGAATTGTAATGAAAGGTATGACACACGTAGTAACAGATGTCATAAACAATACAAGTATGTCAGTTGCTCCTGACTTTAGAGGTGTAACAAACGTAAGAGCAAGTAAATTATGTTTGATTCAAGATAAGAAAACAGAACAAAAAGACTTTAACAGAGATAGAATGGACGGTACAGGACCAAGTGGATACAACATTGACATCAGTAAGATGCAGATGGTTGGGATCCAGTACAGTTGGTACGGTGCTGGATTTATTGACTATATGCTTAGAGGAGCAGATGGTAACTTTGTATTTGGTCATAGAATGAGAAATTCAAACGTTAACACAGAAGCATTTATGAGAACAGGTAATATGCCGGTTAGATATGAAGTAACTAATGAAGGTCCTGTTGGTAAATTAAGTGCTGACGTCACTGATGTTGCTACAGAATTACCATTAGAAGACGCTTCTTTCTTCCCACCAGAAGGCGGAATAGTTTATATTGATAATGAGATGATTCAATTTACTGGTGTAGATGGTAAAAACTTAACAGGTTGTACACGTGGTGCACAGATGTCAAACTTTGCCGCTGGTGCAACAAGAACATATTCAGCAGGTACGGCAGAACCACATACAAGAAACACAGGTGTACCACTAATTAGTAACACAATTAGTCCAATTATATCACACTGGGGATCTGCTTATATTACAGACGGTGGATTTGACTTTGATAGAGGATATTTGTTTAGTTACAAAGCGACAGGAACAAGTATTAGTACTACAAGATATACTTCTTTCTTAATTAGACTAGCACCAAGTGTATCCAATGCGATTGTTGGTGACTTAGGTGAAAGAGAATTGTTGAACAGAGCCCAGTTATTACTAGATGGACTAGAGGTTACATCAGAGCCAAACGCATCAGGTCAAAAGGGTGGTATTGTTATTGAAGGTGTGTTGAATCCACAGAACTATCCAGTTAATCCAAATGACATTGGTTGGGAAGGTATATCAGGACTTGCGTCAGGAGGACAACCAAGTTTTGCACAGATTGCCGCGGGTGGATCAGTTAACTGGAACGGTGGTGCTACACAAACCACTGCATCAGCGACTGTGGCAACAGACATTGACAGTGGATTTAACTTTACAAGGGCACAACAGTACAATGATAGATATAGTCCTATAACAATTGACTATTCACCAATACAAACCATTGGTACTCCACTAGTAGGATCATACATTGAATCACAAAATCCAACTAATGCCTTTAATGCAAACCAATATACGGTAAGTCAAATTGGTCCATTAGAAGGTAATGGATTTAGATATAGAATTTTCTACACAGGACCTAACGGAACTAACAGAGCAAGTGGCTTATCTACAACAAGCACTGTTTTAAAATTTATATACAAAACGTACACAGGATTTACTAACAAGTTGTTGTTTACAAAAGCATCTTGGGAGGCTTCTGGAGCAGGACAAGGTACAGAGGTTGCGGCAAGTGACTTGAATTGGCCAGCAGGTACATTTGTACAATCGGTTAACGCATTAACACACTGTGGTACAGAGTTTTATGAAGTTACATTTAACCAAACGTCGGTTGCAACAATAAGTGCAGGTGATACTGTTACGTTCCTATTTGGTAATCCACCTTACGCACAGCCAGGTGAAACAATATTTTCATTTATTGCACAACCAGGTGAAAGAGCAACACTTGATCTAGGTGAAATTAAAGAATTAACTAATACAACACTAGGTGGTAGAGGTACTTTCCCGAATGGTCCGGACGTTTTAGCAATTAATGTTTATAAAACAGCAGGATCACCTGTAGACGCAAATATTATTCTTCGTTGGTCGGAGGCGCAGGCGTAATTTCTTCTGGTTTTTGACTATCACCAGGAATAATCCTATAATTATCATCAATAGAATCAGCAGTGCTTACTTCAGTTACTGAACTGTTGGGTACAAGTGCTTCTAATTGGTGTGGTTGTAGTGGAGGATTGTGCCAAGTGTCTCCAGGATTAAGTTCTTTGGTATAAAGTTTCGCTTCTTTGGTGTCAATCCAACGTAAAAGAAACTTACCGTCATTAACAAACCACGTTTCGTCCTTTTCTTTATGGAAATGCATGGAAAATTTTGAACCTACTTTTTCAAACACCATAATTTTACCACAATACTTGTCATTGGTTGCCCAAATTAACTCATATCCCCAACCCTTAGGTACTTTTCCTTCTAATCTATCACTCACTTAAATACTTTCCTTTAATACTATTGTAACTACCTTTAAATTTACTTTGAAATTTAAGATTTGACTTGTAACTTTCAATAAATTTTTCATCATCTTCGTCTTTTACCGTATAATTTATTTTATCTAATTTTACAGGCTTGTACATTGCAATTGGCGTGCCTTTTTTCAGTAAAAATTCACCTTTTTTCTTTAATAAAAGTTGCTGGTTAATCTGATGGCTCCATTCTGTGTAAGTAAGTCCTGGCAAACATTCAAAATTTTCGTTGAAATCATAAAACATTGGTAACTGTAACATTCCCCAACCTTTACTTGTTTTTACTCTCCATGGACAATCTGTTTTTGCAACAACCATTACGTCTTTTTTTACATTTTTTGGTGTATGATCCAAAAATTGTTCTTTATAATGCAAAGACATTGTAAAATCTTCATTGCTACATTTCCAACCAAAGTCTTTTTCACTAACATTTAGATAAAAGTCTGCCCATAATGGAATTACAAATGCATCTTTGTAAAAATCAACAATGCCAGGACAATTTTTAAACGTGCCTTTGTCAAATGGATTGCCTTCTTCTAACCATCTTGGCATTTTCTTGAACCATTCAGGAAAAAATTTGTTGGCAGGTTGTACTGGCTCTAGTTCCGTTAGGCCAGGCACAGTACTCCACCACTCAACTTTTGGTTTTTTACTGCCTATCAATCCAGTCAAGTACGTTTTCAAACTCATAATTTAAACATTCCTGTAATTTTTTATTATCAGCACAGGTATATGCTTGATAATTTTTTGCTATATCTTTTGGCATTGGAATTTCTTCAACTTTTACATTGTATTTGTCAGCAATTTTATCTGCAATAGTTTTAAAACTAATTGCTTCGCCTGTGCCTACGTTAAAAATTCCACTTTGATCAACATCTATCATTTTTTCATGAATTTTACAAACGTCTTCTACACTTACAAAGTCACGTTTGTAGTTTTCACTGTTTTCAAATAATTTTATATTGTTATTTTCTTTTGCTTGTTTAGTAAATTTGCTTATAGGACTCATTTGATCACCTTTATGATCCTCGCCATGCCCATAAACATTAAAATATCTAAATCCTTGAATACTTATTTTGAAATCTTTTATATAACTTTGAACAAATCTGTCAACAAGGTACTTTGACCAACCATATGGACTTTCAGGATGTAATGGTGCGTCCTCATTAAAGTTATCTGTGTTACCGTATAAGTTAGCAGTGCTTGAATATTGTAAACTTGTACCCATCATATCACACAGTTCGATCAGTTTCATAGTGAAATCTGTGTTTTGTACCATAATTTTTTCAACATCTGTTTCAGTGGTACTACTAATTGCTCCGCAGTGTATTACTCTGTCACATTGTGAAGGGTCTGGATACTTGTTTGGTACATAAGTCCAACCTTCTACCTGATGCCCTGCGTTAACAAGATGACTTGCAACTGCGTGACCTATAAATCCATCAGTACCTGTGACTAATATTTTCATTAATCTTTGCCTTCTTTAGAAATATCATCAATGCGTTTTGTAGTTGTGTCTTTGCTAAATGAAGCGGCTACAAAACTAGCGGCCGCTAACATAGGAATAGTGTAAACCATTTTATCTGTCATATATGCAACAAGGTATGTTGGTACTAAAACTATCACGGCTTGAATTAATCCAATTTTATATTTTCTCATTTAATTTTTCTATTGTTTCTGTTGTGCTATATCCTTCAACTATTGGAAAGATTTCTACTTTTGCAATTTTGTGTCCAACCACTGTTTCAACTGTATAGTCTCCACCTTTGACGATTATGTCTGGACGTATTTTGGTTATTTCATCTATTGGTGTGTCACCGTCAAATATAACAACTTCGTCGATAAATCCTAATTGTTCTAATTGTTCTTTGCGTTTAAATTCATCGTTAATGGGTCTAGTTTCGCCTTTTAAACGTTTTACACTGTTGTCACTGTTTATACCTACTATTAACTTTTTACCAAGCGTAGCGGCGTGTCTAAGTAGTTTTAAATGGCCAGTATGTAGTATATCAAACACTCCATTAGTCCATACAACGCCACGATTTAAATCATCGTTGGTTACTACTGTGACACCTCTTTTCTCAACCACTCTCGAAGCACCATAACAAGCAAGAGCACATGAGTCAGGAACTGTTTTTCCTTTATTCAAACCATGTGCAATAATTGCCATTACAGTATCTCCAGCACCTGATACGTCTGCAACTTCTAAAACTTCTTCTTTGCAATGCCAATGATCAGTAGAGTTTACAATATGAATACCATCAGCGCCATCAGTTACAACTAACCATTCCCAATCGTACTCTTTTAGATGGTCTCTTGCATCTACATAATTAAATTCGCCAAACCATTCAACATATTCTTTCATGTTTGGTTTGACTAAAAATGCACCTGTGTAGTATGAGGGTGATTGTTTAGGATCTACTAAAACTTTTGCACCTTTGCCTAATGCTTTTGCTACTGTGTCACGTCTTACAGCACCTTTGTTATAATCACTTATTACGACTAAATCATTTTCATTGACACTATTAATAAATCTATCTTCTGCTTCGGTACATTCGCATATTGCATCAGTGTCAAATCTACAAATCTGTTGACCTTGTGTGCTTACAATTCTAACTTTACTTGTTGTAGCCTCCATGCAACTAGACAAGTATGAATTAACTTTTGTATCTTTTAATAAATCTAAGAAACCATAACCTTGCTTGTCTTTGCCTAATGGTCCATACAAGTCTACTTCGCCATTTATACTTGCTAGATTAACTGCTAAATTACCTGCACCACCTACGTTTCTTTTGTAACCTCTTTCTAATAAAACAGGAACAGGTGCTTCTGGACTTATTCTGTCCACTGAACCTATTCTCCATTCGTCAAGCATTACGTCACCGTAAACTAAAATGGCCATTACTTCTCCAATAATTGAATTAAATCAAAAACAGTTTCTAATTTAGTTTGATTTGTTTTGTTCTGTAGAGTGTTTTTCAATCCCATGTGTAATGGTTTAGGCCATTTGTTAAAACTTGCCCATGCATAACCATCATGTTCTTCATTAAGTACAGGAATAAACTCTTCATTTACTACTACAAGATATGTGTGAAATTTAAATTTTTCGTCAGTGCTTACAAATGTTTCTAAAGGAATAGTTTTAGTAATTTTTGGTAAAGTACCAATTTCTTCCTTTATTTCCCTTTGTAGACTTTCCCATGGAGTTTCTTTGGTGTTGTTAGTACCACCTACTAATCCCCAAACATTGTTCTGTTTGCTCTGTACTCTATGCAAAAACAAAAAACGTTTAGTTTTTAAAGAATAGAATAAGGCACCACTACAAATAATATCTTGACTCATACTATTAATTATTTAAAATAGTAGGTGCCAAGTGCCGTTTCGGTATTCGCCTTCGAAAGATAGCACCCATTCTTCGCCAGTCCATTTATATTGGATGCCTGTATTAAGATTAGTTTGGTAAATGATGTCAGTATTTTCACTAGCATCAAATAGGATAGACCATTTAGAACCGTCCCATTCTACAATGTCATTTACACTAGCAACAAAGTCTGTGTTGTCTGCATTTTTCCAAGCATCTGGACCGTCAGTATTGCTTGTACTTCCAACATCTCCTAAAAGTAAAAACCTAGTACCAGCATTTTTTTGTACTGTTGGATTAAATGTTGTAGGATCTATAATATAATCTATTTTACTTCTGTTACCTGTTGAACCTGCTATTACTTTATCTGTTGGGAAAGTATCTGTGTCCCAATTTATAATTAAATTTCTATCGTCTGTACTATCAATTGCCACAGCACCATTTATACTTGTTGTTCTACCTGTTCTTGATAGTTGCAATTGACTTAATCCAGATCTAAATACACCTGGCATTGCTTCAACGTATTGTGTCCAAGTTACTCCACCTAATTTTCCTTTGTGAATTAGTTTAGCAACATTGCCCATTACTAGTATATCTAAATTATTGTATGTTGTTACACGAACACTTGCAGTATCTTTACGTTTAACTTTACTATCTTCTTCTAAATCAGTAGTAGGACTTTCAGCACCACCATCACTATATGATTTTAATTCAGGCATACTTTCTCCTAAATTAATTGTTCCTTTACTTTCATCAAATATACTCATAACAATATTTGTAATGACACCAAGTTTTTTAACTTTGGTTGGTGGTGAAATGTATATAGGTGTTTTTAATCCTAATTGACTAACGTCTATTTCTGATTCTGTTCCAACTGGCATACTTCTTGAACTAAAGTTTACATTATCTAATTCAACAACACTTAAACTTGTCCAGTCAACATAGTTATCTGTAGTTTGTATTTCTAGACTAGGA